CGATATCACGAGACGCTAGGTTTGGAATACTATCTAAATCGGGAGCTGATGCTAAAAAGATGTTTACCGATAAGGTTGTACCAATATCGCTTAATTATCCCTTCTTCTTTAAACCGATACAAGACGGAATGGAACGGCCAAAGACGGAGTTATCATACAAGGTACCCTCAAAAAGACTTACGCGTAATTCCATCAAGGAAACGCCCGAAGATTTACAGGCGGGACTTGACACCACGATCGACTGGAAAAATACGGGGGACAACTCGTACGATGGAGAGAAACTCAAACTCCTCGTCCACGATGAATCGGGTAAATGGGAGAGACCGGACAACATCCTCAACAACTGGAGGGTCACGAAGACAACGTTAAGATTAGGTAGAAGGATCGTAGGTAAATGTATGATGGGTTCTACTTCAAACGCATTAGACAAAGGTGGAGAAAACTTTAAAAAACTATACGAGTCTTCGGACGTCAACAAAAGAAACCGTAACGGTCAGACTAGCTCAGGATTATATAGTTTGTTCGTACCTATGGAATGGAACTACGAGGGATACATTGATTCTTATGGACTACCTGTATTCGACACTCCAAAAAAACCAATAAAAGGTATTGACAATGAAGACATCGACATTGGTGTAATATCGCATTGGGAAAACGAAGTAGATGGACTGCATGACGACCAAGACGGTTTAAATGAATACTATAGGCAGTTTCCAAGAACAGAGAAACACGCTTTTAGAGACGAAGCTAAAGAATCTTTGTTTAATTTAAGTAAAATATACGAGCAAATAGACTATAATGAAGATCTACGCAACACTAATGTTGTAACACAGGGTAATTTCCAGTGGGAAGGTGGGATTAAAGATACTAGAGTACTGTTCGTACCTAATAAAAACGGTAGATTCTTTGTTAGTTGGGTTCCTCCAGCTGGATTACAGAATAGATACAACATAAAGAATAATATAAAATACCCGGGAAATGAACACTGTGGTGCCTTCGGTTGTGATAGTTACGATATATCTGGTACTGTAGATGGTAAAGGCTCTAAAGGATCTCTACACGGTTTAACTAAGTTTTCAATGGAAGACGTACCGCCTAACTTATTTTTTTTAGAATATATAGCTAGACCACAGACAGCTGATATATTTTTTGAAGATGTTTTGATGGCTTTGGTTTTTTATGGTATGCCTATACTAGCAGAGAACAACAAACCAAGACTCTTATATTATATGAAAAGAAGAGGTTACAGAGGCTACTCTATGAATAGACCTGATAAGGTTATGCATAAATTATCTGTAACAGAAAAAGAAATAGGTGGGATACCTAATTCAAGTGAAGACATAAAGCAAGCTCACGCGGCAGCTATAGAGGATTATATAGAAAACCACGTTGGTTTACTAAACGAAGGCTACGGTAACATGTACTTTCAAAGAACTTTAGAAGATTGGGCAAAATTTAATATAAATAATAGAACTAAACACGATGCATCTATAAGCTCTGGTTTAGCTATGATGGCTTGTAATAAACATAGATACACGCCTGTTGCGCAAAGAGTAATATCTAAAGTATCTTTAGGTTTTAGAAAATATAACAATTCAGGTCAAAATTCAAAAATAATATAATAAATGGTCTACAATACTAATAATAGCATCTTTCCAGATCAGGTGGTACCTGAAGAAGAAAAGAAATCATTTGAATATGGTTTAGCTGTTGGAAACGCTATTGAACAAGAATGGTTTAGAAATAACAGTGGTCAAGATAGGTTTTCCTATAATTTCCAGAACTTCAATAGACTAAGATTATACGCTAGAGGTGAACAACCTGTACAGAAATATAAAGATGAATTATCTAATAATGGTGATTTGTCTTATCTGAATTTAGACTGGAAGCCAATACCAGTTCTTTCTAAATTTGTAGATATAGTGGTCAACGGTATGACTGAGAAAGGTTATGAAATGAAAGCCTTTGCTTCGGATCCATTTGCTTTAAAACAACGTACTGATTTTGCCGCTAACGCTTTAAGAGACATAGAAAACAAGCAAGCTATAGATAGACTATCTCAAGCCACTGGTCAAAACTTCTATGCTTCTACTGATCCAGAAAATATACCTAGAGATAAGAACGAATTAGACCTAATGCTACAGCTAAACTACAAATTAAGTGTAGAGATAGCTGAAGAAGAGGTAGTTGGCAACGTGCTTAAGTATAATAAATTTGATGAAACTAAAAAAAGACTAGCTTATGATCTTACCGTTTTAGGTATTGCAGCTAGTAAAACTAGCTTTAATCTTTCTGAAGGAATAACAACTCATTATGTAGATCCAGCTAATTTAGTTTATTCAGCTACAGATGATCCTAATTTTGAAGACATATACTATGTTGGAGAAATTAAAGCTTTAACTTTACCTGAAATAAAAAGATTATTTCCTAATCTAACTAATGAAGAGTTAGAGACTATACAGAAGTATCCAGGTAGACAAAATTACGCTCAAAGCGATTGGCAGGTAAATAGCGATACGGAGAAACATCAAGTTTTGTTTTTTGAATATAAAACATATCAAGATCAAGTATTTAAAATAAAGCAAACTGAACAAGGTTTAGAAAAAACATTAGAAAAGCAAGATACGTTCAATCCTCCTCCAAGTGATAACTTTGAAAGAGCGTTTAGATCTATTGAAGTGTTATATACAGGAGCGAAAGTTCTAGGTATGGGAGATACTATGCTAGAGTGGAAGTTAGCTGAGAACATGACAAGACCTTACGCTGACACTACTAAGGTTAATATGAATTACTGTATATCAGCTCCTAGAATGTATCAAGGACGTATAGAGTCTATAGTTAGCAGAACAACAGGCTTTGCCGACATGATTCAGTTAACGCATTTAAAACTACAGCAAGTCTTAGCTCGTATGGTTCCTGATGGAGTTTACGTAGACGTAGACGGGTTAGCTGAAGTTGACTTGGGTAATGGAACAAACTATAATCCAGCAGAAGCATTAAACATGTACTTCCAAACTGGAACAATAGTAGGTAGATCATTAACTCAAGACGGTGAAATCAATCGTGGTAAAGTGCCGATTCAAGAACTTCAGAGTTCTTCTGGTATATCTAAAATACAAGCAATGATACAGACGTATCAGTATTACTTGCAAATGATTAGAGATGTAACTGGATTAAATGAAGCTAGAGATGGAAGTTCTCCAGATAAAAATGCATTAGTTGGCTTACAAAAGCTAGCGGCAGCTAATTCTAACACAGCTACAAGACATATACTGCAGTCTTTAATGTATATTACAATTAGAACATGTGAAAATATAAGTCTAAGAGTGGCTGATGTATTGCAGTTTCCGTTAACAAAAGCATCTTTACTTAATAGTATAAACGCTTTCAATGTAGCAACATTAAGCGAGATAGACGATCTACACTTACATGACTTTGGTATATTCTTAGATTTAGAACCAGATGAAGAAGATAAAGCTCAATTAGAAAAGAGTATACAAATAGCATTACAATCTGGAGCTATAAAACTTTCAGATGCTATAGATATAAGAGAGATACGAAACATAAAGCTCGCTAATACATACTTAAAGTTTAGACAAACTGAAAATCAAGAAGCTGAAAGAGCTGCTCAAATGCAAAACATTCAAGCTCAAGCTCAAGCTAATAGTGAATCCGCTGAAAAAGCTGCTGAGGCTGAAGTACAAAAGCAACAAGCATTAGCTCAGACAACTGTTCAAATAGAGCAAGCTAAGTCTCAGTTTGAAATACAACGCATGGAGCAAGAGGCTGAAATAAAAAGAGGTCTAATGGCTGAAGAGTTTTCATATCAAATGAAACTAGCAGAAATGCATGCTAAAGCTAATTCTCAAAAAGAAGCTCAAATAGAGGACAGAAAAGACAAAAGACTACAAATGCAAGGCACTCAACAGAGTGAACTTATAGATCAAAGACAAAACGATCTACTGCCTAAGAACTTCGAATCATCAGGTAATGACAACTTAGATGGATTTGGATTAGAGCAGTTTACCCCAAGATAGGGAATTATTAATTTTTATTATATTATATTATGTCAGAAACAAAAGAAGTAAAATCAGAAGGAGAATTTAAGTTCAAAAAAAAGACTCCAAAAATCAAAGGTCAAGGTAACACAGTTCCTGAGGTTACTAAAATAGATTTAAGTAAAAAAACAGAAGAAGATGCCATTCAAGTCGGAGAAACAGAAACAGTGGTTGATGATAAACAAGCCAGAGATTTACCAGAAGTGGAAAAAGAAGTACGGGACAACTCCGGTGAAGTTACTAAAATTGATCTCAAAGAAAAAGTAGAATCACCTTTAGAATTAGTAGAAGATGAAAATGATAACTCTGAAGAGATCACAATGGTTGGAGGCACTGAAAGTCCCAACACCTCACAGGAACAAAAAGAAGTACTACCGCAAGCTCAAACACAAGACTACCCAGAAAATGTAGATAAACTTATTGAGTTTATGAAAGAAACTGGTGGAACTATTGACGACTATGCTAGGCTTAACGCTGATTATAGCGACGTTGACGGAGGAGCATTATTAAAAGAATATTACAAACAAGCTAAACCACATTTAGACTCAGAAGAGATTGACTTCGTTATTGAAGACTCTTTTAGTTTTGATGAGGATTTAGACGAAGCAAGGGATATTCGAAAGAAAAAACTTGCATATAAAGAAGAAGTTGCAAAAGCCAAAAGCTATTTGGATTCGCTTAAAGATAAATACTACGCAGAGATCAAGTTGAGACCTGGAGTTAATCAAGAGCAACAAGAAGCTACTGACTTTTTCAACCGATACAACGAGGAGCAGGCAGCTACCAAAGTTAACCAAGACAGATTTATTAGCCAAACGGACGAGCTTCTTAACAACGATTTCAAAGGTTTTGATTTTAAAGTTGGAGAGAAAAAGTTTAGATATGGCGTTAAAGATCCAGTTAAGGTTGCAGATAATCAAAAAGACATTTCCACGTTCATTAAGACGTTCTTGAATGACAAAGGAGAAGTTGTTGATACAAAAGGTTATCATAAAGCTTTGTATGCAGCGCGAAACGCAGACACTATTGCACAACACTTTTACGAGCAAGGAAAAACAGACGCCATAAAAGGACAGATTGCTAAAGACAAGAACATAACTACAGAACCTAGAAAAACACAAGATGGTAATGTATTTGTAAATGGATTTAAAGTAAAAGCGATTAGCGGGCAAGACTCTTCAAAACTTAAAATTAAAACAAGAAAATTTAACAATTAAAATTAAAAATTATGGGAACATTAAACCCAACATTTGGCTCGATTGTACCATCGCAGTCGCAACAATTATTACAATCGAACTACTTACAGTTCAACAATAGTACGTCTGACTTTGCTCAGCAGTATCTACCTGAAATCTACGAACAAGAAGTAGAGCGTTATGGAAACAGAACACTATCTGGATTCTTACGTATGGTTGGAGCTGAAATGCCAATGACGTCGGATCAAGTTATTTGGTCAGAACAAAACAGATTACACGTCGCATACAGCGAATGTACTGGAGATAATGCAGCTGGAATACAAATTAAAGCTCAAGCGGGAGTTACTAATGTTATTTCTCCAGGCCAAACTATTGTTGTAATGAACAAGGTAACTGGTTTAGAGTTAAAAGCAGTTGTATTAACTTCAAATCCAGGAACTGGAGCTTTAACAGTAGCGCCTTACACAGCACAAACTCTAGCTACGCTTGGGAATGTCGCGGATGAATTAAAGATTTTTGTGTACGGTTCTGAATTTAACAAAGGATCTCAAACAACTAACTGGGACGGAGCTGCTGGCGCGATTTCAGGAACTACTAACATTAGTATTGACCCTACGTTTACTCAATTCAGCAATTCACCAATTATTATTCGTAGTAATTACACTATCAATGGATCTGACATGGCTCAAATTGGTTGGGTTGAAGTTGCAACTGAAGATGGAACTTCTGGATACTTATGGTATTTAAAAGCAGAATCTGAAACTCGTTTACGTTTTGAAGACTACTTAGAGATGAGTGTAGTTGAAGGAGAATTAGCTAGTGCTGCTGGTGCTGGATCTGCTGCAAATGCAGGATTTAAAGGTACGCAAGGTTTATTTGCTGCTGTAGAAGCTAGAGGTAATGTTGAAACTGCATTTAGTGGAGCTAACTTGACTGACTTTGATAATATCTTGAAAAATTTAGATACTCAAGGAGCAATTGAAGAGAACATGCTTTTCTTAGATCGTACAACTTCATTAGAGATTGATGATATGCTAGCTGGTCTTTCTGCTGGAACTGCCGGTGGTACTGCTTATGGATTGTTTGAAAACTCGGAAGAAATGGCATTAAACCTAGGGTTTAGCGGTTTCCGTAGAGGATCTTATGATTTCTATAAAACAGACTGGAAATATCTAAATGATGCGTCAACTCGTGGAGCAATAAGCGGAATAGCTTCTATTGAAGGGGTATTAGTACCAGCTGGAACTTCTACGGTTTACGATCAAATTTTAGGAACTAATATCCGTCGACCATTCTTACACGTTCGATACAGAGCTTCTCAAACAGAAGATCGTCGTATGAAGTCTTGGTTAACTGGATCTGCTGGTGGTGCTTTCACTTCTAGTTTAGATGCAATGGACGTTAACTTCTTATCTGAAAGATGTTTAGTGGTACAAGCTGCTAACAACTTTGTATTGTTCAAAGGAGCATAAACAATTGGTAGACTTACCCTCGTTGAATCTACGGGGGTAATTCTTACCTTTATTAAACTATTAAATTTTATTATATTATGGCTAAAAAAGAAGTAATTCAAGATGTATCTTGGGAAGTAAAAGACAGAACTTATTTACTTACCGGGAGTAATAAACCGTTGACATTAAAAATTCCATCAAGACACAACACTAGACACGCTCTGTTGCACTATGATGAAAGTAATAATACGCAACGTGAAATAAGATATGCAACTAATCAAAACTCACCATTCAAAGATGAGCAAGGTGGAGAAGCAACATTAGGGCATATTGTTTTTAAAGAAGGAAGCTTGTTTGTTCCAAAAAAGAACCAAGTTCTTCAAAAAATATTATCGTTATATCACCCACTAAAAGGAGTTATATACT